CTGGAGAACATGAGCGCAGAGTTCAACGCGGCTTATTCCGAGGTGGATAAGTTCGCCGCTGCACTGGACACTGCCGTCACGAACTACCAGACAGCAAGCACCACCTTCACGAGTGACCTGCTTACGGATCTGGTGACCGGCGCGACGCTGAGTGACGCTGACATAGCGAAATACGAAAGCCTCGGAACGCAAATGTTCGATGCCATAAAAGATGGTGCGGCCGCCCAGGCACAGCAGGGCATGGCGTTCTGGGAAATGGTATTTGGCGATAATGCCACACCGGAAAACGAGGACTTTGTAAGCATCATCGGCACCACAAACGAGGCGTATAACCAGGCTGTGGCGCAAGCGGAACAGATTGGTCAGGGACTCCGCGATGCCATGAACAAGGCATTTGAGGACGGCAAGATCAGCGACGACGAGTACCAAAATATTCTGGCGTACATCCAGGATTATAACCGGGCGATGGCTGAAGCTGCTGCGGAGGCTCAGAAAGAGCAGGACTTCGTTGATCAGCAGATGCTTTTCCACCGAGCGCAGACTGCAAGCCTTGAAGAGATCAAGGAAGTGGAGCAGGAGATCGTCGATGCGCGGGAGGAGAATCTTTCCAGGCTGGACAGAGACTTCGAGGAGCAGTATTGGCGGCTGATGTACAACGGCGCGTCTCAGGAAGAACTGGATGAGGCGTACAGCGCATACATGGGCTACAGGAACCAGCAGTCCGCGGGGTATGATCGTTCTCTTTACACCTTGCGAGACAGTCAGTTGGCCCAGGGCAAATACGGCAACGCATACGCCGCACTAGAAGGTTTGGCCCAGCAGGTAATGTCCGGCGCCATGAGCACCGGCGATGCGTCCGCAGCATTCTGGAAAGAGTACAGAGGGCTCGGAACGGCCGGCGACGCGGGCGAGTTGAGCAAACTGTTGAGTGAACAGATCAACCTATTCGGGGGATCTGGTGGTCTGCTGGACAGGATAAGTTACTACGAGCAGGCAGGCGATGCAGAAATGCAGGGTGCCCTTCAAAATCTGTATACCATGTCGCAGATTGCGTCGCAGTTTTACAACAACATGTTCTCGTCGCCCGCCTATGGAGACAGGGGTAGTTCGGCGGACAGAAATCCGGTGGTTACGCCTGAGGTAACTGTTGACTCCTTTGGCGAGATCCCAGTGACACTTGTCCCTGTTTGGGAAGGCGTGGATCCGGTGATGCAGTTGGAAGAGCAAGGCGTTGACGTCCAGGTGGAGGGGGACACGCAGTCCATCGAAGGCACCATCGAGAATATTGACGGACAGACCCTTACCCAGTACCTGACCGGCGACCCGACGCAGTTGCAGTACACAATTTCCAGTTGCGACGGGCAGACCCTCATAGAAAACGTGGACGGCAATACGGCGTCTCTCCGGGCGGACATCGACAGCCTTAACGGCAGGACGGTTCACATCAATATTGTCGGGCGGAAGCTCTTCCAACCGTACGCAGAGGGCGGCCGCGCCACCGAGGCGTCCATCTTCGGTGAGGCCGGTCCCGAATGGGCCATCCCGGAAGAGCACACGGACAAGACCGCTGCCCTGCTGGATGCCGCCCGCGCGGCGTCCGGATTTACCTGGGGCGAGATCATAAACCGGTTCGGCGGACTGAATGCCAATGCCAGCTATACGCCCACCACCCTGGTATATAGTCCCACGATCAATGCGGGCGATGCGACCGGCGTGGAAAAGGCGCTGCAGGATGACAAGGACCGCCTGTCGAAATGGTTCGACGAGCAGAAGATGCGAGACAGATTGGAGGTGTACGCATGACCTTAAGTGGACAGCTCTATCAGTGTTCGGCAGGGGAGACGTTTGACAGCGCAGCACTGGACATCTACGGCAACGAGAAATATGCCTGCGAGCTGCTGAACGCGAACCCCAGCCTGTGCCACCTCTCCATTTTCTCCGGCGGTGAGCTGCTGAATCTGCCGGTAGTGGAGATCCCGGAAGAGAATGACGACAATGCGTACATCCCCTCTTCCGTACCGTGGAAGGAGTGATGAGCTATGGCGACGGTAGTCAAGAAAGCCGCGAGAAAGCCCGTGGCGAAGAAGAGCGCTACTGCAGCGGGCAGGGAAGTGGGCAGATGGAATGGTCATAAGTTTATCGTATCGCCCACGCTGATTCGCGGATTCAGCGGCCTGCAGATCAAAGGATCCGCGGAGCTGTACGGCAAGGATGACGAGGCTCAGGGCTATGTCTCCCGGAAAGGATCGAACCCCACGGAGGTTTCCATGACCGTCTGGCTGAGTGCCCTGACCGGGTGTGATGTGCGGAAGGAAGCCATGGCGTTTATCCGTGAGGCGAAGCTGGGGAAACGTGACTATTTCTATGTCGGCAGCAAGAAGCTGGTGAAGTTCAGAATGATGCTGACCGATGCCACGGTGAGCGAGATCGAGATCACGCCCGCCGGTAAGTGGGTGACCTGCAAAGTGGCAATGACCATGAAGCAGTGCATGAAGACCGACAAGAAGCCAAAGGATACAAGCAGCTCCGGGAGCTCTGGAGGCGGCGGATCATCCGGAGGCGGCGGAGGCGGTGGTTATTCCGGAGGCGGATATTCCGGCGGCGGTGGCAGCTCTAAGGCGTCCGTGCGGAATACATCTTACACCACCACACAGCGAAGCAGCAAGTGGCGCGAAGAACCGGTGATGACCACGCCACGCGCCACGAAAAAAGCGGCTGTCAAGCAGGCCGAAAATGTCACGCAGATGGCGCAACGGCTTAGTGGCGGCAAGGTCGCGGGCACGTCTACATCGAAGTGGGCTGCTGTGAGAAACCGGCAGGCCGCCAGAATCGGAACACCATAAGGAGGCAGCTATGGCGGAATACAAAATCAATAATGTGGCGGCCCCCATCGACTTCCAGACAGATGACATCATCACGCGCACGATACAGAACGCAAAGAATCTACTCATGTGCCAGATGGGGGAAGTGCCCTATGACCGGCTCCGGGGATTTGATACGGCGCTTTACGACTTGCCGCTGCCCCTGCTCCAGAATGAGCTGGTGCCGGAGCTAGACCGGATCATGGCGTGGGAGCCGGACGTGGAAGTGGTTGACGCCACTGCAAGCCTGAATGAGAACGGCGAAATCTACATAGAGGCCACTATTGACGTGCTTATCAGAGAGCCCGACGCGGCGGAAGAGGAGGAGACAGCCTGATGGATAATACCGAGCTGCATTATATAGCATATGACCCGGACGCGATCTGGGAGGAAATGATGCTGGCCTATATCGACGCGGGCGGCGACGTGCTGTACCCCGGCGATGAAAAGGAAATGCTTTTGCGGGGTGTGCTGGCGAATTTCGTGCAGATTTTTGCCGGCGTGGACAATGCCCTGCGGATGCAGACCCTGCGCTATGCTGTTGGTGATTACCTTGATATCCTTGGAGAGAATCGCGGGTGCGACAGGATAGCAGCGGCAGCGGCAAGGGCAACAGTGACGATCACCGCAGCCAGCGGCGCGTCGGCCACTACCCTTCCGGCTGGTAAGACCATGACCGCGGACGGTGTACTGTTCTATGAGCTGGAGAGCGCTGTGGCAATCGGTGGCGCTGTAGCGGAAACCACTGCAACGATTGTCTGCACTACGCCCGGCACTGCCGGAAATACTCTGGCGGCGGGTACGGAACTGTCCTTCAGCTCCGCAGTATCCGCGGTGGACGGCATTGTTGCGGCCACGGCGGCCAGCGGTGGCGTGGATGAAGAAAGTGATGATGATTACCGCGAGCGTATCCGGGAGCATATCCTTGTCGCCACTACTGCCGGACCGTCCGAGCAGTATGAGTCCATCGTAAAAGCCATCCCCGGTGTCACTGATGCGGTGGCACTTAATGCCGGCGACGGCAAGGTGCTGATCGTTTTTATGGACGATACGCAGCACACAGGTACGGATTATGCACGTATGCGTGCGGCTATTGAAGCAGCGATTAACGCGGAAAAGGTAAGGCCGCTGACAGACGTGATCGATGATATCGTGTACGCTGTCCCTAAACAGTACACGCTGAAAGTGGTTGCCACCTATGATGGGACAAATGTTGAGGCGGCGATCGAGGATGCTATAGCGGAGTATGTGGAATGGCAGAACGAAAAGATCGGCCGCGCGTTTAACCCGGAGAAGCTGATCGGCATGATTTATCAGGCCGGCGCTACCAGGGCCTACTTCCGGTCGGACAGCACTTTCAACGGTGGCTCCACGATCCAGTACACCGAGATCGCAGAGAACGCAATCTGCTACGGCACTGCTGCGCTTGTAAGCGCGAACTAAGGGGGTGTGCTTATGGCGAGCGGAAATGATCTGGCGGAGTACACGTACCGTTTTGATGCCGCGAAGTGGGTGCCGAAGTTCATCCTGGCGGACAAGAACGGGTATGCTCTGGCCATGGCGATTCAGGCAGGCGTACGCCGCATGAACGAGATTGTAAATGACGGGGTGGCGTTAATCACGGACGTGGATACCATGCCGGAATGGCGTCTGGATGAACTGGCGTGGGAGCTGAACTGCTACTACGATTATGCGGAAACGGATATCAATGCAAAGCGTTGGTGGATAAAAAATGCGCTGCCGATTGCACAAATTGCCGGGACACCGGGAGCGATCATAACGTATCTGTCCAGGAAGTTTGACCGCGTGTGGATATCGGAGTATTCGCCGTATGATTCGTCCGCGGGAGAGTTCCCGCACCTCCCGACAGACCCGTATCATTTTACAGTTGTTGTTGACGGAGAGTACAGCACAGGCCTGGATATCGCGGGCGTGGTATCAAAAGTGCAGAACGTCCGGTCCGTCTGTGACGGTGTGATCGTCGGCACATATGACGACATGGGGCTGCTGATGGATGACTACCAGGTCCTTGGCTCCGAAGGGGACGTTCCTCCGCCCATAGAGGGTGGCAATGAACCAGTCAATTCGTAAGGGGGAGGCTTGAAATATGGCAACGCATCTTTATGGTCTTAAGACTGTGATGCTGAACAGCATCGTATCGAATGTAACTAAGGCTCTGTACCTGCTAGATAATGACCAGAGTCTTCACGCGGCGGATTCCGTCTCCACTCAGATCGTGGACGGTAAAGCGGAGATAAACATCACGATTGCGCCTTCCCTGTCTGGTCATGTGGCGTCGATAAGGGGTATACAGTTGTTAAGCAGCGATAACACTTTGCTGGCGGCTAAAGATGTCGATCTCGATATCGACACCAGCATAACACCCTCTTTCGTGTACACGTGGTATATCGATCTGAACCGGTTTGAACCGACGGAAGAGGATAGGACAAAGTATATCATTAAAAACTGACATCCTCCGGCGGCTTCCGCAATTATGCGGGGCCGCTTTTTGATTGAAATGATTTCGCGGAGTGCGCCTCAAAATGATCTGGCGGAGTGCGTTTCAAAATGATTTGGCGGCGTGCATATACATACAAAATGATTTGGCGGCGTGCAAGTATATGAAATGATTTTGGCGCGTTGCGTGGGCGGCATAGCGGAAATATGTAAAGTGTGGAAATGGGAGAGAAGAAGAGCTGACGAGCCGCTGCCGGCGAACCACTGCGGACCACTGCGGACGTGGCTGCGGAGGCGGATAATTGAAGGAATGGTTACCTGTGTAATTGTATGAGCGCTGCAGAAGTTGTGGGATGCCGCCGGGAAAATTGTGTGAACGGCGAAAAATTGCATGATCGGGGAAATATTTAGGAGATCGACGAAGAAAAAACATCTGTCAACAAGTGGCACTTAAGAGAATATTCCGTAAATCATTAAATCAATAAATCAATAAAAAACATCGCCCGCCGCGCCCGGCCCGCCGCGCCGCGAAAACGCGCGTGTATATTATATAATAAAACATCCTGCCGGCCGGCCGGAAAAACGGGCGTCGAAAATCGGGGCGCGGGTGGTTCGCCGGTTTTTTCGGGGCCGGGGCCGGTCCGGCGCAGCTGCCGGCGGAGATCCGGCGCGCGTCGGGGCTGCCGGCGGTGGTGATCGGGCGGGGCTGCCGG